AGACCGTAAGAGCCTGTGAAATTACGGACAGTAACTGGCTCATGTAAGGTGCAAATCCTTACCCGCACGAGCCGTGGTGTCTTCCCACGTTAAACCAGGTGGGTTTACAGTCATCCCGAAACCCTGTATGGACAGATTACGGTTCGACTCCGTTTCAGCATGGGAGTATGCATCGCATGCAGGCAAAACGAATCCTCCTCCTGTTGGCACCCCAGGAAGCCAGTCGAGTGAGAAATCTGAAAACGCAGCGGCCTGGCAATGCGGAAGTAAGGCGCACCTTAGGGGATATGGTGCATACTGCAATGTAGCTTAACGGTAAAGCCATGTACTTATCTGTTGTACTAGTTAAGACTTCGGGGTACATAAGATAAAGGTTCGAATCCTTTCATTGCATTCGGAACGTGACGGAAAGGAAGACGTGGCTGAAGATGTAATTGGTTAATCACCATCCCTTTATCTATATTGAGGTAACGTAGGGCTCGTAACCATTCGAGAGTAGCGTGATAATGATACTAATCCCTCGTATCGAAATAAAGGTTTGAAACAGCTTACAAGTTGATAACTTGATTGCAGGTTCGATTCCTGCCGTTCCAGTCGGGGTAATGTCGGCCAGATGTAGTATTCTTTATAATCATGGATGACAACGTTGCCGTCTTTAAGAATCGCGAGATCGTCTCTCTTCATGTTCAGTGGTTCAATAACATCCAGCACCTCATCAAGATATTGCATCTGGCTCACTATTGGAACATAGTACAATGGTTTAGTACCCTGGCCTTATAAGCCAGTGATCTGAGTTCGATTCTCAGTGTTCCGATTTCTTATAGTAAAATGTATGGCAAAACAATCATACAGATGGATTGGTGAAATGATATATCCGCCATCACTATAAGAACTGAATACACTCAGTTCTATTATAATAACACAACATAATTAAACTAAAGTATCGGTTAATTGGTTGAAACTCTAGGTGTATATAGGGACCGAATGTTGCGATTGAAAATTTCGACTGATTAATACGACCAGAACAATAATAACCGAGGCGTGGATGTGGAGACTTTAATGAGTTGTTGGCAATGCAGACCACTGAATATGTCTAGGCATTGAGTAGGAAAGTTATTGTTCGAATATGCTACTGTGGCGGAAATGGCAGACGCAAGGGACTTAAAATCCCTCGATAGAAATATCATGTGGGTTCGATTCCCACCAGTAGCATTACCAGTGATTTGATAGAAAGGAGATTATCATGAAGAATGCAAGGTCGGGAACAACACAATATACAAAGAATCAAATGCAAGAAATGTCACAATGTTTGGCATCCAGAAAAAGATAAGATTTATTGGGATGAAAAAGGGTATGGGTATTCGACCAAATTATGTAACTGCCCTGAATGTAATACTGTGAATATAATAGAATATTACGAGGACTGCAGCCTCGATATTAATAAAGACACTTTATGGTATAGTTATTAAACAAATTAAATTTAAGGAGATAAACAAAACAAATGGAAACAAATCTTAGACAGGCTGATGCAAAAGTTAATGTAGAAGGAATGGTGTCTGAAGTGGAGTTAAAGGAGGAGTTTGACTCTGCTCTGAATTGCAATTCAATTACTGGATATTTGACGGTAAAGACATCTGACACAAATTTCGTGCGATTCAATGTTCGTATGAATCAGAAGACAAAACTAGGCAAAGACAATCGGGCTTATGCGGGTATTGTCACGGTTATGAATGAATATCAGTCAATCGCCAAGGTTGGTGAGGCAGACGCTGATAGGGTAAGAGTTACTGGTGATCTTAATCTTTATCATTCAGATCAGAATAACCAGGATGTAGTTGGTTATAAGAGCAATTTCTTTAATAGAGTTACTGGCGAATATAATCCTCATGCGGAATTTGATGTAGAGATGTTTATTTCGGGTATGACTCCTGAAGTTGATACGGATGGAGAAGAGACAGGAAGGCTACTTGTGAAGGGCTGGGTTCCGCAGTACGAAAATGGAATTGAACCGCTGACTCTCGTGGCTCCTTCAGAGGAGGGGCTTGCAGATGCAGTTGAAAATACATTTGAACCTGGGCAGACTGTCAGATTCTTTGGCAACGTAATTAATGACAGGGTCGTTATTAGAAAAGAAATCCCTGTTGCTATTGGTAAGCCGAAGGTAGAAACCAGAACTATTACTAAGAATGAACTGGTTATTACTGGTGCGTCTGAAGCTTATGAAGAGGATGTAACGCCTGAGAAGCCTTATCCTGCTGATACTATTAAAGCTGCTATTCAGGCGAGAAAAGATAGGATTGAAAGCAGAAAGGCTCAGAATGCCGCCAAAAGTGCTAACCCTGGAAGAGGTAATGCACGACCTAGTGGAGCCTCAAGAGGAAGATCCCTTGACATGGGATTTTAATGGACTCTGGTGAAAGTGAGGTGAAACAAGGTTATGGCAGTAACAGTAGATATTTTTAATCCGCAGAAAACAGTATTGGCTAAAGGACTAGAAGGCAAGTCGTTTCTTATATACGGCGGGAATTCGCTTGGAAAAACTGCTCAAGCGGTACGTTTTCCTAAACCTTTTGTTATTGCAACAGAATCTGGCTTAAATGCTACAGCGGGCGTGGCTTATAATAGAGCAAATACTTGGGCTGATGTAAAAAAACTGGTTAAACAGTTTACAAGTAAAGCTACAGTTGATAAAGCGAGAGAATTGTATGACACCATTGTAATTGACGAATTGTATGCTACAGCGCTTTTATGTCAGGAATATGTCCAGTCAGTAATTGGTGGTGGCGCATTAACTCTTGGAGATACAGTTGAAGATGGAAAAATCAATCTATATCAGGCGTATGAAAAAGAGTTCTTCCGTACAGTAAACACTTTACTTTCGTGTAATTACACAGTTGTGTTTATTGGTCATGAACAACAGAATAACAAAACTAAACAGATGGTTCCAAAAGGCGATAAACGAAGTGTAGACCCTGTTCGTGATTTTGTTGATTATGTTATTTATCTTCAGTCCAATGGAGTTGATGAAGACGGTAAAGTAATTCCTTCGTCTGCGTATCTAGCTGAAACCCCTGACTTTTTTGCTAGGTCCAGATTTGATGGAACGCCAACTTATCTTCCTGAATGGAATGTTGAATCATTGATTGAAGCAGTTAATATCGGTATTGAAGCTGAAGAAAAGAAAACAGGAATCAAAGCTGTATCGTATGATGAGCAGAAAGCACAAAACACATCCAAAACATATGATTACGATGAAGTAATGGATGAAATTCAGGAATACGGTCAGAAATTTGCTGAATCGGGACATATGGATGAACTTATTGATATCGTAGAAGAAACGTTAGGCAAAGGTAAGAAAGTAACTCAGTGTACCAAAAAACAAATTGAAGCAATGGTTATTATTCTTGATAACTTAAAGGATATGGCTTTTGAATTAGGACTTGAGTAATGGCTTATAAAAAATGCAGTCTCTGTGGGAAACCTATCCGTCCCACAGAGACTCACGTTCCCTATAAAGGAAAGTTTGTACACGATCATTGTTTTAATGATGCAATGAAAGCTTTGGGTGAAGGAAAGAAAGCAAGGCTTAACGCATCTGCGGAACAGAAGAAAAAGAAAGACGCTTCAAAGAAAAAAGCCCAAGCTGAACTTAAAGATGGCATGTCTGAAGAAGACTATGCTAAAAAGAAGCATTATTATGAGTATCTAAAAGAGTTATTAAATGATGAACAGCTTACCGCAAAACAGTTTGCGGTATCTGAAAGATATATAGAAAGATATAATTTTACTTTTGAGGGGATGTATCAAACATTGGTCTATCTGAATGAAATTCTGGAAAAGGAATTAGTTGGAGATATTGTTGGTATCATCCCCTATTATTATTCAGAAGCTGAACAGTTCTACAAAGAGTTGCGGCAGATAGCTGATAATAATAAAAAGATTAATCTTAATAAGCTTTACTCTGACAAACGGGTAATTAAAATCACTCCGCAGAAACGAAAAGTAAAGCAGATGGATGTTGAGAGTATAGGAGAAAATGTATGACGTACATGGATCAGGTACATTTTGAACTTGCAGTATATGATTTTTTGGCAGAAGTCAAGCCAGAATCGTGCAAAGATTTAGAGGATATTTCAGAGACGCTGCATATTGCTCTGGAAAATGCCATCCAGGATTATATTACTGATGATGAATCATTGAATATAGAAGATTATTCATCAAATTATTAAGAGAGGTAACAAATGTCATACGAAGGTCTGGTAGATAAAAGAGCATATCTTAACGTAATAGGATGTCTGATGCAGGACTCTTCGTTAATTGATGATATGGACAGGCCGTTATCACGGTCAGATTTTAAAACGGAAGATTTTTATGAGTTACTGTTTGTAGCTATCTACAATTTGTATATTCAGGGCTGCGTGACCATTGATGAATTTGCTATAGATAGCTATCTTAGTAATTATAAAAAGCAATATAAAATCTTTCAAGATAATCATGGGCTAGATTATTTAGTCAACGCCAGAGAGATTGCTTCTCTTGAAAACTATGATTATTTCTACCACAGAATGCGGAAGTTCTCTCTACTTAGATATTATGAAAGTAAGGGCGTTGATACCAAGAAGTTGATCTATGATTGGTCTATTACAGATGAAAGACAAGCTGATATTGAGAAGCAGAAATTTGAGGATTATTCTGAATCTGATATAGTTGGCATCATTGAGAATGAACTGGTCATTACACCCAAAATGGATTATTGCTCTGATATCTTATCAGAGAATATTCAAGCGGGTGATGGTATGGCTGAATTGGTTGAAGAATTATTGGAAACACCAGATTTTGGTTATAATTTTACGAGTCCTTTCTTTAATGCTTTGTGTCGTGGGGCAAGACGAGGGAAGTTTTACTTAAGGTCAGCCAGCAGCGGAGTCGGCAAAACGAGAAATTTTTTAATGGACGCTTGCAATTTTGCCATTCCTTATACATGGGACAAGAAAGAAAATAAGTTCGTATATACTGGTCATAATGCGCCAACATTGTATATTGGTACAGAGGGCAGCCTGAGAGAATTTCAAACCATGGTACTTGCGATTGTATCTGGTGTCAACGAGACGCATATTGTAGAAGGAGACTATGATGATGGTGAACTGGATCGGGTGAAAGAAGCTGTCCAGTATATTTCTGAAAGCCCATTGTACTTGGTTTATTGTGATGATTTCAGTATTACGGATATTGAGAACATTGCTAAGCGATACGTTCTCACTTATCAAATTGATATTTTCATATTTGATTATATCCAGAATACTATGCGGCTCTCCAATGAGGTCAATTCCAAATCCAGTATGCGAATGCAGGAATGGCAGATACTTCTTATTTTTTCAACTAGGATGAAAGCATTAGCAGAGAGACTGGATATTGCTATTATTTCTGGTACTCAGTTGTCTACTGAAGCTAAAGATGCCAGATATAAGGATCATACTTTATTACAGGGCAGTAAGGCTATTGCAAATAAAATTGATATTGGCTTAATCTTATCTATTCCAAACAATGCTGAGAAAAAGAAAATAGAGGCACTGACTAGAAATATCATTGGTTGTCCAGAAATCAATCTTCTTCAATGGTGCTATAAAGTCCGTTCTGGAAAGATTTCAAGAATAATTATCCTTAGTCATATAGATCTTGGAACGATGCGGATTAGAGATTGTTTGGCTACAGACTTTGATTTTATGGAAGTAATTCCTATTGATATTACCAGAGTCGAAACTGTAGAAGCTGCCGTAAAAGCGAATAGTGTTGGGATAAATACAGTAAATTCAGAGTTGAATCAGACTGATGAAGAAGTTGTCGAGGATGAAGTCCCGTTTGAAATTCAGTCTGAATCTTCCGACTTGGACAATAAAAAGTTGGTATTCTAGGAGTGTGAGATATGCAATACTTGGATAAAGATTATATATTGAACACTCTGACGACAGACGATGTAATTAAAATATGTGAATTGCTTGGGAGTCCAAATTATAAACTGGATAACCATGGTAACCCTTGTTTCTGTACTTCAATCTGTCATGGTGGCGATTCACCTTATAAGCTGATTTATTATCATAATGCATCTGAATTTGAAAATAGAAAGCATGGTGTATTTCGATGTTACACCTGCGGTGATACTTATGATATTGTTGAATTGGTCATCAGAGCATTCAGACAACAAGGTAAGACTTATACTTGGTATAAAGCCTTAAGATGGATTGCTCAAGTCACAGGAAAGCTGGCAGTAGCAACATCTGATCAGCAGCCAGAAAGAATTCATGTAGAAGATTTCTCATGGATAGACAGGCTTAAATCGGCACAAAAGAAGAAACGTGCTATTCCCAATCTATCTGAGATAAATGAAAACATCCTGGAGATATTCTGTTATTTACCGCATGAAGAGTGGCTTAAAGATCATATCACCTGTGAAGCACTTGGTAGATTTGGAATAGGCTATTATGGATTAACTAACCAGATTGTGATTCCACATTATGATATTAATGAAAGATTGATTGGTATTCGTGGAAGATATCTGGATAAGATAGATATAGATTTAATAGGCAAGTATGTTCCATTACAAATTGAAGGTAAGTTCTTATCGCATCAACTTGGCAGTAATCTTTACGGCATTCATGTTTGTAAGGATGCAATAATGAGAAAGAAAAAGATTATGTTGGTCGAGGCTGAAAAGTCTGTTCTGCAAAGTTATAGCTATTTTGGAGAAAATAGTTTTACTGTTGCTACTTGCGGATCAGCAATTACGTTAACTCAGATCAAAATTATAATGGAACAGTTACAGGTTAGCGAAGTGTTGTACGCACCAGATAGAGACTATCATGAATCTGACAGCTTTGAAGCAGAGGTTTGGTGGCAGAAACAATTAAAGAAAGTCGCTCCATTGGTTCCTTATGTCAAGGTGTGTATAGTCGCTGATAAGAAAGATAGATTGAATTTTAAGGACAGTCCAACAGATCATGGTAAAGATACGTTGCTTGAACTGTTGGATGAAAAGATCGTGATTACGATGGATGATATTAAAGCTTTGGAGAAAAAATAGATGAAAGATCAAGATATTTATATTGGGGAACCTCAATATTATATACCTATGAATGAGGAAAAATATGTGTATGCTCTTTGTGAATGTCCTTTACCTATATCATCATATGCACTCATAATACCTCGTCGAAAAAATGTGCTTGAATATGCATTTAAATGTAAAAAATGTGGGACTTCTGGGACTGTATATTCAGGAGGCAGGCAATGATATATATTATATTATTAACCATGTTTTTCCTACATATTGTAGATGATTATTACTTACAGGGTATTTTGGCTCAGATGAAGCAGAGATGCTGGTGGCAGGAGCATGTGCCAGATGAACAGTATAAAAATGATTATGTTATGGCACTGATCGAGCATGGATTCAGTTGGACATTTATGATTCATATTCCTTTTTTCTTGATGGTCATATTTGGTGGATACCAGATCCATTGGACGTTTCCAGTATTTACATTCTTTTGGAATTGGATTTGCCATAGTATAATAGACCATATGAAAGCGAATATAGGTTGTATAAACTTGGTTGAAGATCAGATTGTACACATTGTACAAACAATTTTAACTTGGGGAATATTATTTGTAAGATGAGGTAATTTTATGAACGAAGAAATTTTGTTGCCACATATTAGAGCAGTGACTGAAGAAGACAAGAAATTGCCAAAATTTTCTTATAGTCGATTAGAACAATTTCTTAACTGCCCAATGGCTTATGATTTCAAATATAATAAGCATATGCAAACCAAAGATACCAGTTTGGCGTTAGAACTTGGCACATTACTGCATGCGGTGTTAGAGCATAAAGGTAAGATGCTTGTTGAGACTGGGACCGTAAATTTTAAAATACTTGACAAATTAAAGTCAGATGGTATAATTGAGACAAATGAGAAGACCAGAGAAGAAATTCCGGGGATTGTGGATTTAAAAAAGAAATACTGGGAAATATGGTCAGTTCCAGACAGTGAGAGCAGGACGTATGATGAGAAGCTGAAATTGTTTGATCAAGTTCTGCATACAGAAATGCAAGATGACAATTGGGAGCCATTTGCTTTTGAGATGCCATTTGAATTTGTCTGGGACGATAAAGTGGTTTTGCATGGATTTATTGATCGGGTTGATCAGAAAGATGGACGGTTTAGGGTGGTTGATTATAAGACATCTAAAAAGCCATTCCCCGACAACAAATTACCCACATCATTACAGTTTGGAATCTATGCATTGGCCTGTTTAAACAATGAACAAATTAAACGTATACCAGATGAATACATTTATAGATTTATTCTGTTAGACGATGAACAGCAGGCATTAACTAAAGGTTGGGAAAAGAGGTTAGTTAAAAAACTAACTCAGACCTTTGATGCAATTGAAAAGCGTGATGAAGAATCACGGTTTGAACCCAAACCGTCACCACTTTGTTTTTATTGCAACTATGCTGTTACAAATCCAAATGCGCACGATTTTAAAGATATGTGCGAATATTACTCACTCTGGACTCCAGAAAATAAAACCTTTGAGAAGAATAAAGAGTGGAACGCTCTTGAAAATAAAGAACCTACAGAAACCAAGAGGAAACTAATTTTTTAAAGGAGAAACCGTATGTCTAAGAAACATCCAGGCAGAGATACTGATTATGCGAAATGGATTAGCCGTATGGCTAAACTTGAGAACTCACTTAAAGCTGAACGTGAAAGACTTAAAAAGACTGAAAAGAAAGACGGAACTCATAAAGGTCATAAAAGAGCAGAAAGAGAGGGCGAAGAATAATGTATTGGGATTCGGCAGCGACAACCCCAGTAAAACTGGAAGTATTGGATGCCATGTTACCTTATTTTACTGATAAGTTTTTTAATCCCTCATCAATTTATGAACCCGCCAGAGAAGTAAGGAGAGATATAGAAAAGGCCAGAGCAATTGTGGCTGAATCAATTAACGCAGATCCCGAAGAAATCTATTTTACTTCGGGCGGTAGTGAAGCTAATAATTGGGCGATCATGTGTTGTGGGTGGCATCCTCCTATTATCTCTACAATTGAGCATCATTCATTGATGAAAGCCGCTCAGTATTATTCACCAATTGAAGTCGATCCGTATGGAAGAATTGTTATTACAGATTTTGAACAGAAGGTGCATGAGATTCCTAAGACAGAGCCTGTATCAATTCAGATGGTGAATAATGAAATCGGAACTATACAGGATATTAAACGACTGGTAGAGATTGCCCACGAGAAAAAGCTGTTATTTCACACAGATGCAGTACAGGCTTATGGGAAAATTCCTATTGACGTTAAGGTATTAGACGTAGATATGTTATCAGCCTCTGGTCATAAGATTGGCGCTCCCAAAGGTATTGGATTTTTATATGTTAAAAAGGGTGTGAAGATTCAGCCTTGGATTGAGGGGAGTCAGGAACGAGGACTGAGAGGTGGGACCGAGAATGTACCTTATATCATGGGATTAGCTAAAGCAGTTGAGCTGATAGATTATAACGAACAAATTAAATTTCAAGAGTTATATGATTATGCTGTAAATCAAGCTTTAGCGTTTGCTAACATCAATGGATATTCACTGAAAAGAATATACAATATTCTCAGTCTTACCATAAAAGCAAAGATTGACGGCAAGCAGCTTATTGGTTTGCTTCATGATAGGGGTCAGTATGTATCCGCAGGATCGGCATGTAATTCATACAGTAATGAACCAAGCCATGTATTAAAAGCAATCGGCCTTACTGATAGCGAAGCGACTAGAACAATTAGAATCAGTTTCTTTGAAGGCATGACCAAAGAAGATATAGACACATTATTTAAAGATATACGAGAGTGTATTGAAACTCTGAAGCTGCTTGGAGGATGAGATGAGAGATCCTAATAGACTTAATGACTTTTATGATGAAATGAAGAAGTTACATAAAGATAACTATTCTGATTGGAGATTTGGGCAGTTAATGTGTAACTTCTTCGGATGGTTATATGACAAATATAAAATAGATTGTTTCTTTCCTGAAGAGGATAAGATGCTTGAATATTTTAAAGAATTTTGCGAGGAGAAATAATTATGCCAACTAAAACAATTTCAGCAGAGATTCTTGGGACATTGTATAAAGATCCCTCATTAACAACTGACGCTATAACGACATGGGCAACAGGGATTACAACAACAGGGATTCCTAATGTGAACTATACGAATAATATTACAATACCTACTAATCCACATTCAGATTGGGTGCAAGATCAGGGTGTGACAATGAGTGCGACATATACATTTACACCGTTTGGATTTCATCCTGAATGGAATTGCAAGCCAGATAATTTAAATGATTTTCTAATTGGCGTGAATCCCTATATTGTTAATATTGACATCATTGTCCCTGATAAAGTAGTAGAAGTAACCATTTATGATGGCGCTACCCATATTTATAAACAGGTTTGCCGAGAGCCAGATGAATTTGATTTAACATTTGCTCTTGCACTTGCGTGGACCAAATACAAGAACGAAGTATTTAATTTGGATTATACACTAGAGGGTATTGAAGATGCTGCTCATGAATATATGTGGAAGTACAAAAAGCCCCTTAAAGAATTTAATAGAGCAATTAAAGCTTATAATAAATGGTTTAAAGAAGAAACCAGAAAAGAAGTTGAAGAAGAGGAGCGTCAAGCAATCATCGAAAGACGCAGAGCAAAAAATAAGAAGCGTAAAGAAAAGATGAAGACCAGAAAGAAGCAGGAAGAAATCAACACTATTGCTGAAGCAATTAAAAAAGCGAGAGAGAACTAAGATCATGAGTAAGATGCTGAATGGCTCGCGTTTGATCAGCATTGCGGAACTGCGTAAGATTGCAAACTATTATCATGTGCAGACAGATGACCTTATGAGAG